GAAAAAGATGAATATGAAAATTCATCCCTAAATCTACTTTTGATTATTTCTTTGAACTCTTCATCAAGTGTGAAGTTAACAAAGAAATCCATACTGTGCAGATATTTATTGATTAAATTATTGAAGATAGGAACATACTTTTTAATTATTTGACTTTTGATACCAGAGTCCTTTAATAGATTTCCTATGACTTTATATTCATCAAGAGATTGATGTATCTTTCCACAATCTTTCTGAGTCACTTCTAATTCTTTTTGAAACTTAACTAATGATTTTTTCTCTTCTTTGATCTTAGGAGTATTTGTTTGTAGTTCAACTATCTCATCAGATATTTTAAGATTATCCATGGATAAACGTACGATCTCTCTTTCTACAGAAGTTACTTTACTACGAGTCTCCATCAGTTTTTGTGATATACTTTCCATCTCCTCCACAATATCAATAGCGTCAGAAATTTTATCACCCAAATTCCTAAAATCTTTTGTAAGATTCTTACCTTTAGTTTCTAAACTACCCACCATTGATTCTTTAAAATCAAATTCAATACTTTGAGAACAGGTAGGACATTCATCATGTGATCTAAAAAACTTAAGTTGTTTGGCAGCAGACTTTAACTCTGAATTAATATCAGATTGTTCTTGACGAAGATCACCTAATACTGATTTGTGATTATCTGCATCTTTTAAATCTACACTAAGACTATCTACTTCTTCTTTTAATTTATCACGCTGCTCTTCTTCCAGTTTAATTTTTTCATTATTGTTTTCAATTTTACTTTTCTTATCTTTCTGACGAGTTGCACTTACATCAGTAAGAGTGTTAATAATTCTTTCTTGATTGTTTACACGTTCTTCTGCAATGTGAAGCATATGATCACAATCACGTTGTTGTGACATAGCAGTTCTAACACGATCTTTAAGGATCGTATTCATTTGGGAGAAGATGTTGATGTCAAGTAAATCTTCAATAACTTCTCTCCTGACAGGTGCGTTGAGTTGCATGAAGGGGACAAATGTGGATGAACCCAAGATGACGACCTGTGTAAAGGATTTAAAGTTGAGTTTGAGAACGGATTGTTCGAGATACTTTTGAGTGTCTTTGGCAGCAGCATCTTGGTCAACCATCTTATTATTCTTGTAGACCTCAAATATATTAGGTTTCGCTCCACGAAAGACACGATACTCATCCACACCAATAGTAAATAATACTTCAACTTTAAGACCTTTCTCATTAATGCTATTTACTAACTGACCCCTACTAATCTTCCTAAAAGGTTTGTTAAACAAAACAAAACACAGTGCATCTAAGAGTGTAGATTTACCTGCACCGTTTGCACCAACAATAAGAGTTGATGAAGATTCATTAAGTCCAATTTCAGTCCATTGATCACCTGTGGAAAGAAAGTTTTTCCACTTAATATTTTCAAAAACAATCATTAATCAGTTTTGATTTTTGGAATAAGTAAGTCAGTTGATTTTATTATAGCATAAGAATAACCATAATTGCCACAATTCATAGCAACAATATCTGTATCTACTTCCATTATATCAAGTTCTTCTTTATAATCTTCTGCCTCTAAGAGTATCATGTATCTTGTAGCATCATCCTCAGATTCAAATACCTGTACTACTTTCTTAGACTTATCTGGTTCGTTAGGTTTTGCAGTAGCATAAACACCACCAGTTTTTTTATCAGTAAGAATAAACATTATAGTTCTGATGCCTCTACATATAGTGATCGCATGACAGACTTAACGTTAGGTTTACTTACTCTTAGATCTATCTCATCTATATATTTGTCTAACAATGTCATTGTATCTTCGGTTTCTAGCACTTCACTTCCATTCTCTAGTTCCACACTAAGGTCTTCAACAATCTTAAGATCTGCACAACCCATATCTTGTATACGTTTTACAGCGTAATCAAACTTTTGATAGTCTCCTTTATCTTCTACAATTAATTTGACGAATGATCCTCTGATTTCTGATTCGTCTGGGAGAGTAATTCCAGAATTATAATACAGTTTATAAAAAACATCAAAGGGATTCCTATAAAAAGTAGTTTTGAGAGTGTCAGTATCAAAGACGTGAAACCCTCTTTTCGCTGCGTAGTCATTCCAATATAGTTGATAAGGATTACCTAAGTATCTGATATTACCTTTGGTGGATTTTTGATGATAGTGTCCAGAGAATACTTTTTTAAATTTACTAAACACACTGGGATCCATCCCACCTTCCATCACATGACCTGGATGAGCCTCAAAACCGTTAAGCTCCAAATGACCCATGCAGACAGGGGCATCAGATTCTTGTATAACTTTGAGAAATCGTTCCCTATTGTCATCACAAATCCAAGAAAGGAGAAGAATAGGTAGACCATCAAAAGTGACAGTAGCGTGGTCGTCAATGATTGTGATGTTATCGTACCCTCTGAGTAATTCATTTGGGGCATTAACTCGTAGAGTATTTTTGTAGTATATGTCATGGTTGCCAACAAGCATGGTCATGGGGATATCCATGTCTCTCAATGGATCAAACCACATTTCTTTTGATTCGTTTAGAGACATAAAATTAATGAATCTACGACGATCAAAAGTATCACCTAAACAAAGAACCTGTTTAATACCAGATGCTTTGATAAAAGGAATTACAATATCACTGTAAAACTTTTTGTAATGATTGATAAAATGTTGATTGTCATTACGAACTCCAAAGTGTTGATCTGTAATTAGGAGGATCTTCATCGTTTAGAATTCATTTCGACACGGGACTTAATTTGATTATACTCTGCTCCGCCATCTCCGTCAACCGTAAATACATGATCGTATCCAGATTTTTCTATAATCTTTTCTTTTATATCCATCTGTCTTTTCTCTTTTGCAATTCTTCTTAGAAAAGCATAGTATACAATTTGAGTGAAATATGCAAAGGGATTCCTTGATTTGTTAGGATCAAAGTTATCAATATATTGTATACAGTTCTCTATACCATCACAAACCATATCATCCTTATACATGTAATTGATAAAGTTTGGTCTGTATGATAAGTGGGTAGCAATCTTCAAGAAGCAACCACCAATATAATCGTTTACACGAGGTTTTGGTAATTCATTTTCTTTAGCATGTTCAACCTTTTCCTTGTACTTTATAATCGCTGCAAGGAATTCTTTGTTATCAACATAATGCTGTCGCTTCTTAGGAGCTGCTTTTTTCATATGTTTCTTGGTTTGTATCTATTATAGCATACTTGACAAACCTGTCAAGAACATGTATACTAACACTGTAAGGGTTCAGAGGGAATATATAAGTTACTTTTTAAATATCTTTTCTAGTAAATCGCGAATATCTTTTGTGTTACCTAGATATCCTTCAGCAGTGGAGGGTGGCACTTCGCGTTTTTTCATTTGTTTTTCATGAACCTCGTCTCCCATAATATATGCTTCATACATTAGTTGAACAGGTTTACTCATTGTTGCCATAGTCATCAAGTCCTTTTCTCTTATAATATAAAATTCTTCATCAGACATCGGAATCCATTTACTGAAACCCATACCTCTCATAATTTTCTGGTCGCCAATTTCTTTAGTGATTGCTTGTACGCTAACAGGATCTGAAATGAATAGTAAGCTTTCTCCTCTATCCTCAGTCATAACTGCCTTAGCAAGGATCTCCTCCCCACTAACCAGTTTAAATATACCGTGAAATTCTTCGTCGTGTTTTGCGTAATTAATCATAAGATTTTAATTTGACGTCTATGATCTCATACTGAAATTTTTCCTCATTATATATTTTAACTCTTTCCATAAGGTGATTCAACGTGTAGTTATTGCCCCTGTCTGTTGAGATATCATCAGCAATATCATATAGAGTTGCTTTTGATTTATTGTCTCCCTTCCGCAATACTCGTCCAATAGACTGTAAATTACGAATCCGAGATTTAGAAGGAGAAGCGAAAATAACATTGTGTAATCTTTTAATATTGATGCCAGTAGAAAACGTACCATACGATGCAATGATGATTGCATTGTCTGATGCCTCTGTTAACATACGAATCTCTTCGCGGTCATCGACATCTACACCCCCATGAACAAAGAACACGGGTCTGTCAGTATGACTATTTATCAAATTGTAAAGAGGTAGACCGTGCCTTTCTACATAATTGAACAGGACAAGAGTATTTCCCTTGACATCACAAGCAAGATTGCGAATAAATTTATTTCGCCCTTCGTGATCAACTAAGTAATCAATCTCATCTTGATAACCTTCAAATAGTTTTTCTTCGTGTTTTAGAAGAACTATATTAACTTTCAATTTGGCAATGTGCCCTGCCTTTATCAATTGATTTGTTCTAGTAACTTGAGTGCACCTTCCAAATAATCCTTCTAGAACTAGTTGGTTGACGTTTGTTCCGTCTAATGTTCCAGTAAATCCAATACGATATTTACAATCATGCAACTTAGACATCAACGTAGTTAAAGACTTAGCTTTAAATTGATGTGCTTCATCACCGATGACAACATCAAAACGATCAAACCATGTCTTAGGTTCCTTATAGATAGATTGCCAAGTGGTAATTATTACCTTATGTTCAGTGTATTTGTCTTGCCCCGCATATATTCTGTGGCAATCTTTGGTTGCCATCCATCCGTATTCCTCAAAGTCTTTATACATTTGCTCGACAAGAGAAGTTGTGGGAACTACAATTAAAACATTTCTATCAACATTAGTGTGGTATCTAACCAATGCATAAATCATCAAAGATTTTCCTGACGCTGTGGGGGACAGCAACAATCGTCTGTTGTATTTTAGTGCTTCATAAATTGCCTTATACTGATAGTCCCTCACTTGAAGAGTCGGGGGCAGATGCAGTGCTTTTACAAAACCTACAACCGACTTGGGAGTAATAAGTTTATTAAAATCATCAGGTGATCCATAGAACTCATTTTCTTCTATTTCATATTCATACTTATTTTTCTTTGCCCAGTCTGTGAGATAGTCTACGAGACCAACATACAACTCACCTGTTGCAGGAGAGAATAAACGTATCTTACCATCCCAACCTCTATATCTTCTTGTCTTCTGCATAAACTTTGCAGACTCAACCTCAAAGGTAAAGAAGTCTGCTAACTCATAATTGATATGATCTGCTGCTTCTACTTTTAAATATACCTCATTCTTTTTTGCAATCTTGAGGTCCATCATTTCGACTTAAGTCACTATATTATATAGTGTATCACTAGAACCCATTCTTAAATTTTTCCCAGTCTATTGCATTCTTGATTTGGAAATTACGATTGTTAATCATTCTCAATACACTATCAAGATATAGTAGGGTTTGTTCTAAGTAGTCTATTCTATATTGTAGTTTCATTATATCATCATCAGACTCAATAAACATATTGATCTCTTCTTTTGTAGTCAGTTTAAAATCAAATGGCATTTCTTTATACACAGAGGAAGGTGCTTTACCTTTATAATACAACCATTTTTCTTTGATAAGACGCTTCATATCTAACTCTTTTTCTTTTTTCATCAGAGAGAAGGTGTTATGAAACTCCATATATTTCATGTGAAGTTGTGGAATTTTTGTAGACTCTTCGCAATATAAGTCACCATCTATTACACTATCTTTTTTCCACATCTCTTGAATAGTTTCAAGATTCATTTACTTTTAATCTCCAACATAATCCAACGTGGTAAGTAGAATATCATTACTGCACTCAACCAAAATATACACAGTGCTAGGAAATGTGCCATCCTATTAGGATTTACAATCAACCCTAGTGTTACTAGACCCATCCAGAGATAATCTAGTGTGCCATGTAATCTATACCATATATTATCACCTAACTTCTTAATAACATTATCCCTTAGTCTAGCAAAGAAAGGTGACACATGTCTCATCATAACGAAACCTTCATTAAAAAACATGATAAAAAATCCAATCCAAAAAATCATTCTTTTTTAAACTCCTTTTTCTCGTAATCAAATCTAGGATGAGGTTCAGCAGGAACCCATGGTTTCTTAGATTCGTTTGCAATAACAATAAATCTATCAGCAGCAAACGTACCTGCTATACTAATCTTAATGTCATCACCATCCAACCAGTTTGTTGTGCCATCCTTTTTGGTGTGGTTCATCAACTCTTGGATCTTGTCGATCATTTCTTGAGTTAGTTTCATACACCCTGATCCTTATTACTAGCAAACCATTCTTTCATGGATGTTTGATATCCAGATTCACGACTAGGTTCAGGTTTGATCCCCTTCATCTTGTTGTAGTCGTTGTGCATCGCTTGGAGGAGCCATGCCTGTGCTAGTTGAGTCGGTCCTTCGTTCAACAATCGGATTTGTGATTTCGAGAGACCAGCCTTCATCTCCAAATACTCCTTTCTCCACGATGTGTGGTGAGAACTGTCTTCGTTCTTCATCTTCCCATTCCTCTACTAGGGTTTTTGCTTGACGATCAACATCGTCCATAGCCATAAGTATTTTACCATCAATCCACAATTTATGCAACCATTCAATAACACCTGTAATTAAATGAGATAACCAAGGTGATTGTTTCTTTGCCCATCGTTTAGATTTGGTATACCAATTATCTATACCACCAAATGTTTTTTCAAATTTGAATATATTAAAATTCATCTTCTAGTTCTTGAATTTACATTCCTTATTTCGTAGAGTGTGTATTTGAATGTTGCTTGTGCAGTCATGAATGAGTTATCGCCTTGTGAAACATCAAATGATAGAGTTGATAGTTCTGTAGGAAATAGATCTTTAAAAACTACATCAAAGTTTGCTAAGTTGTTATTGTTCAATACTTGTAGAGTAGCATCAGAAAAACGTACGTCTTGAGATGGAGAATCTGCATACTTAGTTTCCCATGCAGTTCGTTCATCATAGTATTGTGGAGTTCCTAAGGCACGCATCCAGTTGTGGATTTCCATATAATTTCTTAGATCTTCATCTACTATAAATTCAACTGTCAAATCACCATAACGTATGTTTCCTTCTCTAGGTAAAGGAACTAAACCTGCAGTAGGAATAAGAACTTCCCCTAAATTTAGTGACGGGATCTCTGCTTGTTGACATAAAAATGATACCTTCTTTGCTTTATCCAATAAGAAAAGATATCCTATAGGGGAAAGAAAGTTTCTATTTGTTAGTTGGTCTTGGAACCAGTTTGCCATTAGTCTCGTTGTCTCCAGTCGTCAGGTTTGTCTCTGCTGAACCAATCACTTATATCATCTGCACTATCGAACCCTTCTTTATGATTGGATGGGTCGGGTTCACCTAATCCCATCCTATTCAGAAAATCATCCGTCCCCCCTTTCGGCATATCGGGATTAGATGCTTTCTGTCGTGCTTGTCGCAACCAAGTAGCAGCAGTGGTATTTACTTTCGCTAGTTTTTGTGCCCAAATTATGTCTTCTAGCAAGACATCTTCACCATTAACAATCTGTTTACAGATAGAATCCAATCGGAGTCGGTATTGGGTTGAAAGCATTTCTTAATCAGTTCTGAGTTTGGCTTTTAATTGATTGAGTTTTGTATACTCTTGATATGCATCATCCGATCTCTCGGAAAGTATATCATTGATATCATTTATAATAATATCATTATCAATATAATCGTCAAGGTATTTAAAAATTGCTTCTTGAAGATACCTTTTACGATGCCACTCAGGAGAATATGGTTTATAGTCCATAATGTAATCCATCAGTAATAGTATTTAGACACAAAAAAAAGGAGCATTTCTGCTCCTGATTATGGTCTTCCCTGAGTATGATTATTACATAAGAACAGCTTTACAGATATGTTTACATACTGATTGCTGATCATCGCATTCGATTAAACACTCGTAGTATTCTGTTAGTTTGGTGTCATGTTCTTCTTCATATGAACCTGCTAATTGATTATACGATACTAGGTTGTGCATAAAATCTCCAATAAAGTGAATAAAATAACAATCTAAATTTCAGTGCATCTTGTTAACCCTAATTCTACTATTACTTATATCGAAACCCTAACAAATCATATAGGTACTTTACCCTTAGAAAAATTTAAAGAGGGAGATTGGATTACTGTATACCAATAAAGAACGGGCATCACTACAGAGTAATAACGTTCTTGCCTGAGACCCGATTGGTTGAATCGGTTCTACTTTCGTAGCAGCACCACCTGTGTCTCATCACCTTAACCAGCGTTTGCCAGTAAGTTTATTCAGTCACTCCCA